GGACAAATTATTTGCCACTTGGCTGTCTTGAAAACAGTTACGTGGAACAGTTTGTTCTAGCGAGTCATGCAGACAATTTGAAAACTAGAATTCGGAGTATGTATATTGCCTTTATCATTTTGGCAATCATCTCCTTTCTGTTATCAGTTATGCATGGCATTTTTGTGTTACCACTTGCTTTTTTCATTTGGAAGATTGCGCATGTTGTGCAAGTTCAGAAGGACTTGTTATATGCTCATATTCGAGAAAGAAATAATAGCATGCCTGAAGTATTCAGAAAACACCGAGATAGTTTGGTGAATTATGTTACTTGGGGATGTATTTCCCTATCCTTCCTCTATTTAGCTGCTAAGACTTGGAAACTCGTTCGCGTTATGCATGAAGATCATGGTAATTTATTGCCATCATCTATTGCAGATATACAAGAACGTGATGAAGAAGCACAGCTCGAGGAAAGGTAGCACAAGAAATGAATTGGAGTTCAGTTAGCGTTGAACCAATTCCCTGCCACACTGTCAATCAGACAATGACGGCAGAACAAGCAATTACCTGCGTTCGCAAGAATATGGGGCAATTGCGAGTGGAAAAAGACAATAAAATTTTAGGATGTGATATCTTTTTTATAGAATCGAATCTTGCACTTATTCCAACCCATATGTGGGTTATGGATGAAATGCAGGTTACGATTTCTGTTGGAAGAGATGGAAAGATCTTGAATTTCAACAGTCTTTTCTCCAAGACTTCGTCTGTTCAAATACCAGACACCGATTTTAGTCTTGTCTATGTACCTTCTGGAGGCACATGGAAAAATCTTACACACATGTTACCACTTGACAAGTTTCGCGACTGTCCAGGTGTTTTACAATGTGCTGTGAGAGACGACAATGGTGTCATGAAGACTTTAACTTCTAATGTATTTCTGCGTAATGGTAGAGTGCAAAATGGAAGTAAACAGTTTTATGGTAGCAAGTATGATTTGAATTTTAACACATTCGTTGGTTTGTGTATGGCTCCCATCATCTCGGATACACATCAGAATATAATTGCTGGATTTCATCTTGGTGGAATTACAGGCACTCCTAAGGGAGTGTGCGGTTTGCTTACTGCGAAACAATATTTAGATGCTCGGAAAAATCTTAGTGATATTCCAGGAATCAATGTTGTTGCTTCGCAAGGCACATTGCAACAAGAATTGTATGATGTGAAGTATGTCCTAAATGACCAGATTCATACTAAGAGTCCATTGAATAAGCTCCCGCAAGGGGCTAATTTGAAGGCTTATGGTTCATGTACTGGCAGAGCAACATATCATTCAGAAGTTACTAAACTTCCAATCTGTGAAACAGTTGAGGAAGTGTGTGACGTTAAGAATGAATATGGTGCTCCTAAGTTTCATTTAGGAAATGCTTGGCAAGCTTCGTTGGATGTCTCTTCTCAACCATCTATTGGAGTAGAAGGGAAGTATCTGACTAAAGCAGTTGTCGACTATGTTGAGCCTATGATTAAGAAAATCGAAACCATTCCTGAATTGAAGGAATATATAAGACCACTTACTGAAATGGAAACAGTTTGTGGCATTGATGGTTTACGATTTATCGATAAATTAAAGGCTTCAACGGCTATTGGTTATCCTTTGGCAGGACCCAAGGCACGCTGGCTAGAAGAGATGTCAGCCTCTGAACACCCAGCTTTTGCTTGCCCGCAAAAGTTGGACAAACGATTTTGGGATGAAGAAAAGAGAATGGAACAGGAGTATTTAGCTGGAAGGCGATGCTATTTCATTTTCAAAGCTTGTCTCAAAGACGAGCCCACCAAGAAATCGAAAGATAAGGTGAGAGTTTTTCAAGCCTCTTCGGCAGCTGCACAATTAATCATTCGGAAATATTTCTTACCGATTGTTAGATTGTTGTCGCTGTTTCCGCTTGAATCGGAATGTGGAGTTGGAATAAATTCTATGGGTCCCGAATATAGTGCACTTGTTGAACATATGCACAAATTTGGGAAAGATAGAATTTTAGCTGGAGATTATAGTAAATACGATCTTCGGATGCCTGCGCAGTTAACGCTCGCAGCATTTGATGTATTGATTACTATTGCAAAACATTTTGGTTACACCGAAGATGATCTTACGATTATGCGAGGTATTGCCACAGATGTTTGCTATCCTGTTACAGCTTTCAATGGAGACCTGATTGAATTGATTGGATCGAATCCATCAGGCCAGAATTTGACAGTTTATATCAATTCTATAGTCAATTCCTTGTTATTACGTAGTGCATATTTTGCAATATATGAAAACAAGGATGTACCTTCATTTCGAGAAGTTGCCGCTATGATGACTTATGGTGATGATGTTAAAGGAAGTGTTAAAGTTGGTTACGACGAATTTAATCACATTTCTTATGCAGATTTCCTAAAGCTTCGCGATATCATTTTCACGATGCCAGATAAGGAATCAACACCCACACCCTACATGTTGGATAGTGTTGCTGATTTCTTGAAGCGTCATGTTCGATGGTCGGAAGAGTTACAATTGTGGCAAGGTCCCTTAAGTGAAGATAGTATTTTCAAGAGTTTAATGATGGTACTGCGATCAAAAGCAGTTACCACCAAAGAACAATCGATGCAAAATATTGATGGAGCTTTGAGGGAATGGTTCAATTATGGACCAGAGCATTACGAGATGCGTCGTGCTCAAATGCAAGAAATTGCACAAAGACATGGAATTGAAGCAGGATGTTCCATGCTGTCAAACAGTTACGATGATTGTTTGGCAAATTTTCGCAGACGTTACCATTGGCAAGAAGAATTACTTGATGATTCTGAAGCCTAGGTAAACGTCAACATTGAGTTGGTCTCTCATAAAAAGAATCCCTCTGTGCGTTGTCTAATGCACACTAAACCAAATCCGGCTATGTATATATGGATACCATGTTGTAAATAATTTCTTATTGTATTGTAAATATAGGCTTTGTACATATAAGCACTCTTCATAAGAGTACCCCTATTTAGGGGAGTGGTCGCTCACAAATGTAAATAAGATATCGGCATCGTTTAGTTGCGACGAAGGACCGAGAATAAACAAACAGACAACTAGTAATTTCAAAAATTTTAATGTAAATATTAAGGAGAATTCCTCCGAAACAGAAAACACAATTTTGTCTTTCACGGACAGAGATCCTGGATACACTTATGAAGTGCCCAGTCAATTGGATTCTACCTATAACCTTGCTGATACTACTGATGATAGTTTGGAAGACTTCTTTAGTCGACCAATCAAGATTCAGTCTTATGATTGGGGTACAGGTACGAATTTGTTTGAAACATTTAATCCGTGGAAGGATTTTTGGGAAAATCCTCGTGTAATTAATCGCGTAACTAACTACAATTTGCTTCGTTGCAAAATGTGTGTGAAATTCGTGCTTAATGGGAATGGCTTTTATTATGGTCGAGCAATCGCCTCTTATTTGCCACTACACAACGCTGATACGTTCACTAAGGACAGAGCATTTTTTATTGAAGATGTTGTTGCTGCTTCACAGCGGCCACATATCTATTTGGACCCTACTAACTCTCAAGGAGGAAGTATGTGTTTGCCATTTATTTGGCCTAAAAATGCTTTAGATATTCCTGAAGCTGAATGGGATGACATGGGTGATATTATTATCCATGGTATGCAAAATTTAAAACATGCAAATGACGCAAGTGGCTCTGTCACAGTGTCTGTATTTGCATGGGCTGAAGATGTGCATCTTTCCATTCCTACAGCGAATGAGCCTGGTGCTCTTTCGCCTCAAGCTGGTGAACTTTATGTTCCTCAAGCTGGTGATGAATATGGTCAAGGTATGATTTCTAAACCTGCCAATGCAATCGCTAAAGCTATGGGAGCTTTATCAGCAATTCCCGCAATTTCTCCATATGCAAGAGCTACTGAGATAGCTGCTAGCGCAGTTTCAAAAGTTGCTTCTGCATTCGGTTTTTCAAGACCGACTAGTATGGAAGAAATTACACCTTACAAACCAACCTTTTTAGGCAACATGGCTAACGCCAATGTTGCCGACACATCGAACAAACTAACATTTGATGTGAAACAAGAACTGACAGTTGATACCCGAACCATGGGTCTCGACGGTACAGATGAAATGACTATCAAGTCACTTGGAGCAAGAGAAAGTTTTCTTACACAATTTTCCTGGCCTGTTTCGGCAGCGTCAGAAACATTGTTATGGAATTCTGAAGTTAATCCAGTGATTTGGAATGAATTAGATCAAGGAGGTGAAATTGAGTATCATATGCCTGCGTGTTGTTTTGCGGCTTTGCCGTTTAGAAGCTGGCGTGGTACAATGAAATTTCGTTTCCAAGTCGTTTGTTCTGCATTTCATAAGGGTAGACTGAAGATCGTTTATGATCCTTCTTTTCCATTGACTAATGAATATAATACTAATTATACTCGTATTGTCGATTTGGCAGAAGAAAAGGATTTAACAGTTGAAGTTGGTTGGGGACAGCAAACACCATTCTTAGATCATCGTGATATGATTAATGGTAGTGGTGAGATTTTTAGTACAACTAAACTTTCTAGTGATCCAGCAAATTTTGCTAATGGTATTATTTCCGTTTATGTTGTTAACGATTTAACTGTCCCTAATTCAATAGCTGATAACGATATTGAAATCAATGTGTTTGTAAGTATGTCTGACGATTTTGAGGTCGTCAACCCTGATGAACGTTATATCAATGAATTGTCTTGGTATTTGCCACAATTTGGAGAATTGGACTATGGAAACATGTTCACTACTCCTATTGCTGAGGTCGATATTAGGACG